AGTCGGCGCGTCTCTTTTAATCAATTAAATACAATCTCGCTTTTAAAATCAATGGAAACAATCCTTAAAATCTGTGTAGGTCCAGCACTTCTTCCAAAAGAAGAAAAATGTCCTGTGAATCCCGTATATCATACGGTTGAGAAAACAGTTCACACTAAAGGTTACAACGGAATTATTAATTGGCGTTGTCCGTTTTGTTTTGCAGAACATCGCAATAGAATTTCACAACAAAAAATATAAAGCAAGTTGATTAATTTTCATGGGAGGTTAGCTGAGTGGTAAAGCACTTCGTTTACACCGAATAGATCGGGGGTTCGATTCCCTCACCTCCTACCATTTTTTGAGCGTTTAGCATATTGGCTAATGCTTCTTGGGTTTTCGGTCATGTGTATCCAAGACAAATAAGGTTCGATTCCTTAGATGCTCCAATTTTTTTATTTATAATGGCTCGGTTGACAAAACAGGTAAAGTCGCTTCGCTTAGAACGAAGAATATCTTGTGGGTTCGACTCCCACCTGAGCTACCAATTTTATGTGTGTATAGCCCAACTGGTAGGAGGCACAACGTCGAGAACGTTGACAGTGCAGGTTCGAATCCTGCTACATGCACCATTTTTATCTGTCGAGAATATCTACACAAAGCTGTGAAGACCTATGCTGGAGATCCGTCTGAGGCGATGCAAATCGCTACAAAGTGGCCCTTCCGTGACCCAGCGAAGATGCTTTCCATGCGCGAGGGGCATGGGACTCTAAGGTCTGACAGATAAACTAATTTTGCGGTCATTGAGGGGTATTCGTCAACTAAGATGTTTGTGCAGGGTAGTCAACATAGGCGTTGGTCGGTTGGGAACACATTGCACGATATAGCGACCTGAGCCGCAATCACTTTTGAAACATTATGATACAATCAACGTCTCGTCATACCCTTAAACGTAGAGGACTATACTTGATAAAATAGATCAGTTCAGATTAACGACCTGATGGCGACCTGAAAACATAATGCTTCAAACACTTTCTATTGTGAGTTTTTACCTGCTTACTTCTTCCCAATCCATAGAACCATGCACAAGTTCATTGTTTGTGCTTGCCGCAACTACGAGAGTCAATTCATAAAATTCTCCAGTTAAACTGTTTCTTTCTAGTTGGAATTTAAACAAAGCTTCTTTAAGAATATCTATGCTTGTAGATGATTGGCCAGTAGAAGAGAAATATCCAGATGCTAATACTCTGCCTCCAGATACTCCAGTTCCATTTAACTTGTATTCTACGCATGAATTAACTCCTGCATCAGTCCAAGTGCCGCCTGATGTAGTTCCAGATGCAATTATTCTCCAATTGTAAATACCAGTGCCGATTCCCATTATAGATAAAGCTGTTAATATAGCAATAGCGTCGGATCGAGTTGATTTTAATTTTATAGAAATCACAGGATAAAATGTTCCAGCAGTTGCTAAAGCTTTTGGCGCAGTTATTACGGTTCCTACTGCTTGTTGAAGACCTCTAAGTTCGTAACCGCCCTCAGATATTACTGTGCTGCATATTTGTTTTAGTTTGCTGGAGCCAGAAGTTGCGGCGGTATTCGCTATTTCATATCTCAGTGGTAAACATGCTGTAGTGATATAAGTCGAATCAATAATGTTGGCATGGTGAAATGTATGACATAAAATAAATTTGCCATTGATAACAAATCCCATTCTTACTGATCCAAGACCCAACCATTCTACATCCATCCATAAAATCTGTGCTTTAGTGATATCCAAAGTAAATCCAGATGCACCAGTTCCATTGAGCTTGTCGCCATTCCAAGCTGATTGAGGAACTCTTGTTTCAATAACTGGTGTTCCGTCAACTAATGAACGCTCAACTAAATTCAATGTTGAATCAACAAGTTCCAAATACATTCCATTATCAGCACCAAAATAACCAACTCTTTGAGTAAGTCCAGTTTTGGCAGGAGACATTACAAAAGTATTTAAGTTGAGCAAGCTTTTTCCTGGTTGATAAGCAAAAACTTTTGTTGTTTCTCTAGTAACGAATGAACCAGAAGCGTTTGTTGTATTTAGTTCCATCAATCCCTCATTTTGATTAAATGAGGCATTCCCACTCACCCCACTTGCTGTTGACCATAGATTATTATCAGCGTATCTATGACTCGAATCAAACAATGTTAATGGGCTAGAAGTTCTCATTCTGCCAAAAGCATCAAAAGCTGTTGATCCTTCTGAATTAGCGAAACTAAAATCGCTTTTCTCCATGGGCCTATACACATCGTTTGAACGATCATATAAACAAGACATGGTTGCCGCAGTATGCGATAATTGTCCAAGATTATTAAAGGTATATTGCGGCGATGACATAATTAGTTAAGAGTTAAAAGATATTTTGTTCTGTTGATTGATCCAAGAATTTCATCTCGGATGTTTAATAAATCAGTATTATTAAAAATCATTTCATACTGAGTGAGTGTTTGGATGTTGTCATTTAAAATTGATATAAAATCAGCATCGCTCAAGTTGGTCATAGAGAAGCTGGTACCGCCAAAATCAAAGCGGCCATAGATTCCTTGATATGTTTCAACAAATTCATCAATCGACTCACTGAGAGCATCGTAGAGGCCACCAAATGCGTTGTGGTGCGCAAATGAAAAGGTTTGCCAGTGAAATATTTTGAATTGGGTTTGTAGTTGAATCAGTTTGACAACGATCCCTGATTGATTCATTGCAGCAATAGACTCAGAGAAGTCTAGTTCGATTGTTTTTTTATCCATAAAATGTATTACACTATTTTTTTGCGAAAATCAATATTTAGTCTTGACTGATTCTGAAATACTTAATAATCCTGCATGCAATTTTCTATGGCAATTGGAGCATAAAACGATGCATTTTGATATTTCTTTGGAAATTGTTTTTATAGATAAAGATGAATTAACTAAAACTGCGATATTGTTTTCTTTGAATTCTGATTCTAGATGATGAAAATCTAAAGCTACAGGCTCTGATTCGTTACAAAAAAAACATCCTTTATTTTTTTTAAAATTATTACAGAAATCTCTATTTCGCTCGTTATAAGCTTTATTATTTAATTTCGCTTTTGCTTTGTATTTTTCTTTATTAGCTAAATAATGTTTTTTTACTTTATCAGACTGGCATTTTTTGCAATGAGAATGCTTTTTAATACCATTTTTAAAATTAAATTGATCTTCAGATTTTTCTTCTTGACATTGTGAACATTTTCTCATATAATGATATTATCAAGAAGACTTAAAATTTCAACAAAAATTTTTAATGGATCGGTAGGCTAACTGGTATCGCCCGTGGACTTAAAATCCGCTGTATTCCGCAAGGTATGTGGGTTCGACTCCCACCCGATCTACCACTTTCTAAAAACACACCTATAGCTCAATGGCAGAGCATGGCTCTCATAAAGCTGGGGTTATTGGTTCGAATCCAATTGGGTGTATTATTTTTACCTCCATTAGCTCATCAGCAGAGCGGTTTCTTTATAAGGGACGGGTAGTTGGGGCAGCACCAACATGGAGGACCACTTTTAAACATTAAAAACAAATGAACAAAAAAGGACAAAAAACAGGCAGCAAAAGCATCAAGCGAAAAGGTATTCACGCAAAAAGCAAAACCTCTCATTTGAAGCAGTCTAAAAACTACAGAAAAAAATATCGCGGCCAAGGATGAAACTACAACTCAATCAAGTTATTGATGTCGAATTAACTCGCGAACAAAAGAAACAAGCTGCTTACGATTTTTTGCAAGATAAATATGATTGGTCGCCAGATTACATAATCAAAAACAATAAAATCTTTTGGCCACGAACTCGATACAGCTCTCATTCTTGGATTGAAGATGTTTACATCAGAGACGCTACCGAAATAGATTTGTTTTTGGCCAGCATCTTTAAAAATGTTTGACAATACAAATGGTTTTGTTTATTATTAGGTATGAGTATTGTGGCTAATGCAAATTTTATTGAATTTTTTGAATGGGCGCAAGCTTATCTTGATAAGCATAACAAGCATCTTCAGCTTGTTAATCAACGAAATATTTCCTACGAATCTGGAAAATGTTCTGGATGGTGTGACGGTCAAACACTCGCTGTCGCTGTAAAAAATCCATTGGCAGAAGAAGTTTTTGTTCATGAATTTTGCCACATGAATCAAGCAGTAGAAAAAAGTGAATTCTGGAAAGAAGATTATGATTTTTGGGATTTGCTAGAAAAAAAACAGCTTGATGTCAAGCATTGGGACAAAATCATGGATGTAATCGCATTGGAAAGAGACTGCGAAAAAAGAGCTTTGGCTTTATCTAAAAAATGGAGTTTATTTGATAATGAAGATTATGCTCAAAAAGCGAATGCTTATTTGTTTTATTATCATTTTATTTTTCTGAAACAAAAATGGGTTGACTCCAGTTCTATTTATCATCCTTTTATTTTGGACGAAATGCCTAAAAAACTTTTACCATTGAATTATTTTAATGATATTAATATGGAGTTAATGACTTTATATCACGATTGTTTGGATAAAAAGGGAAAATTTTACAAAAAAGCCTTTACTTGAAAAGTATTTCTGATATCCTTTGTTTATGAGCGTATATATTATTGGAGATCCACATCTTGGCCATCGCAATATTGCTAAATACCGAAAGTTTATTTCTTCTTCAGAAGACAACACTCGTTTGATCCAAGAGGATTGGGCAAAACGAATCAATAAAAATGATATGGTTTATGTTTTGGGCGATGCAGCATTTGATGATGAAAGCTTGAACATTTTTGGCAATCTAAAAGGCCGAAAAATCCTTGTCAAAGGAAATCATGATGACATGACAAGCACAAAAAATCAATTAAATGTTTTTGAGGAAATTCATGGCATAATCAAATACAAAGGTATGTGGCTCACTCATTGTCCGATTCATCCTGATGAAATACGCAAGTGCAAATTAAACGTCCACGGTCATATCCATCAACACACCATCATGAAAGGTTGGGGTCCATGGCGCAAAGAAGATCCAAAATACGTTAATTCTTGCGTGGACGTTGTTTATCCAAAATTTGGATCGTGTTTTTTAACACTTGACTATTTGAAAAGTTTAGTGTAATATAAGATATGCCTATTCCAAAACCCCGTTCGAAAGAAAAAAGAAGTGATTTTATTGGTCGCTGCGTTTCACAAATCAGCAGCGAATACAAAGATAATAAACAAGCAGTAGCAATTTGTTACAATCAGTTTAAAGAAGCAAAAGCATCAGCAGATGGTGTTGTTGATCTTGAAGACGATGAAATGCTTATTTTAAAAGATTTATAATTCTTATTGATTCAAGACAGTAGCGCATAAAGCTTTAAATTCTTCTACAGTCATATCTGATTTGGCTTTATTAACTTTCCAAGTACAAAGTCCCAAATTTGAAAGCTCATTAGATCCTCCTTTTGAAATTGGAACGATATGGTCTAAAGAAAATGAGCTTGAATCTTGAAAATTTAATTGCTTTCCTGTCAAATAACACTTTGGATCATCACCAATATGAATTAAAAATTCTTCGAATGTAAATAATTTAGGTCCAGAAGCTTTATTCTTTCCACGTCCTATTCGAAAAAATTGATTATATTTTTGTTTTAAATTGTTTCTTGGATTAAATTTACCTTTTTGCAAATAGTAAGATTCTTTTTTCGCAATTCTTTCAGGCTTTTTGGCTCTCGCTAAAGTACTTTCCCTAGTTTTTTCATAGATATGATACGAAACAGTAGAAGTTGAACATTTTAATAAATCAGCAATTTCTTTGATTGTTTTATTATCGCTCTTTAATTTCAAAATTTTTTCTTTTAGATTTCTTTTCATGATGATAGTTACACATCGAAACTAAAATTGTGAAAAGATTCGATACGGGCCTGCTTTGGTTTCGGCTAAACAAAGGACTTATTAATTAGCATGCAGAGGTTGATCGGTGGGCCTCTTTAAAAAGCCGTTCAAAAAAAATAAATGGCAAACAAAACGTCATCAGCTTCCGTAAGCCTCGCTTCGCTCGCAAGAGCCTCGCAATCGCTGCGTAAGTTAACGCTCAGGGGAACGCTCGCTCTATCCTGAGTTTCAAATCGAGCAAACAAAACGGTCTTAATCCCGTCTGATTAAGTGGTGGAGGACAAAGTAGGGTTTACCAAAACCTGAACGTCCCTCAGTATGGTTAGCTGCAAATAACCAAAATATAAGCATGTTTGAAGGTTAATAATAGATTGTTTTTCAAATGGGTTCGACTCCCATCAGGTCCACAATTTTCTGTTGAAAAAACAAATAAAAAGTGTATAGTAAAAGCAGAAAGGTGAAAGTCCTTTCAAATTGCGGGATTGATGTAATGGCTAACATATCTTTCTTCCAAATAGAAACTAAGGGTTCGATTCCCTTATCCCGCACCAAATTATTTTTTAGTCCAAAATCCCCTTGGGGGCTTAGTTAAGCCGAGTTTGCTTATATGTTTTGCTACTGCTGTATCAGAAACCCCAAGATCTTTAGCTATTAAAATCGTTGGACGCTTCCATAATTCTTTTTCAAAAAACTCTTTTGTAGGCCAATTAATTTTTCTTTTTATAGAGCATTTATTACAAGCCGAAGATTCTTTCCAAATTTGAACGCCGCATTTACAATGTTTAATAATTTTATTTTTCTTTCCAGAAAACGTTTCTGTCTGCGAATGACAATTCGGGCATAAAAAACATAGATTTTCAAATCTATTATCATCAGATACTCCATTTTTATGTTCTAACTGCAATGATAACTTGCTTCCATTCCAAATTCCTTTATTTTTGCATTTCTCGCATTCATAAGGAATCATTTCAAATTTTATCAAATATTTTTTAATATGAACTCTTTGTTTTTGAGAATCCTTAGCAAGCCAATTTTCTTTAAAAACTTCTTTAGTCACCCTTCTGGATAGTCGTGAAGAATCGCCGCGTTTTAAAAAATGAGAACAGTCTAAATTTAATAATTCAATTCTATTTTTTAAAGTTTTAGAGTTCCCTCCTTTATTTTTCATTTTAAAATATTTAAAAACTTCAGAGTAGGTTTTTGAGTTTTTTATGAGTTGGCAAAAATCTTCATTTGAAATTTTCCAAATAATACTTCTTTTTGATCTATTATTTTTCATATAAATATTATACCCAATATTTGCAC